ACCACTACAACGGTGCATCGACGGTGGTTCTCAGGTGCGTTTACGTACTCGCTCCCGACCGGTTATGACAGCCGGTCGAAGCTTGGACGTTTGCGCCTGATGGCCGATAGACTCGGCCTCGATCCGTCGCCGGACACAGTCTGGAATCTGGCTCCCTGGAGCTGGGCTGCTGATTGGTTTACGAATGCCGGAGACGTTGTTTCAAACCTCTCCGACTTCGCATCTGGCGGCCTGGTAATGGTCTATGGCTATATGATGGAACATAGTTCCGTCACAGATAGCTATAGACTTGCTCATAACACGGGTCTTCACCCGTCTATGGGCAAGCCCCAATCTCTCGATGTCGTCACAGAGACGAAATTGAGAATTAGGGCCAACCCCTTTGGTTTTGGGGTAAGCTGGGACGGTTTGTCACCGTTTCAGCTCTCCATACTGGCTGCGCTCGGCCTTAGCCGAACGTAGTGGGTAGTTTTGCACTACACACCACCAAATGTCCACCTTGTGTGGACGAAAGGAGCAAATGCCTATGGCTTTTGCTGACCCTCAGTCCATCACTATCGCTCCGAGTGCCGCGGTCTCGTTGCCTCGCACAAATGTGCAGAACAACAAGTCCGAGTACCAGAGCGCAGATGGCCTGATCCTCCTGTCCGCGTCCAGCGCCTACGGGCGCCGTACGCGGCGGGTTCTCAGGGTTGACCACTCCAAGATCACGGCGGATCCGTTCATCCCGTCCCAGAATGCGAAGGTGGGTATGAGTAACTACCTCGTCTTCGACCTTCCGGTCGCGGGATATACGAACGCCGAGGCCAAGGCAGTGTATGACGGTTTCAAAACCCTCTTCACTGCGTCGACAGACGCCGCGATCGTAAAGCTTCTTGGTGGAGAGTCCTAACGGACACTCCTCCGAGAGCTTCTATCGCTCGCAGCGCTCTGATCCACCGAAATGGAGCCATCGAGAACGTTTGTATTTCGTTCTCACTGGCATCATCTCGCTTGGACTCATCTGTTTCGCCTTCAGTCGTAATCCAGCAACTGATGGCGATCGACAAGAAACGGAGAATGCTCCTCGTGCAAAAAGCAGAGGAACTATCTGTCTCTCGTCAGCTGATGTGAACTCGGAGACTCCATATCCCACACTTATCCTGACTTTTCATCGTCGGGCTATGTGTGACGGTGGTACTCCCCTTTGGGGATACCATCGGCTGGATATGAGCATCGTGCCTTAGGCTTGGATAGCTAACGCCTCTATTTAAGGAGACGGGCTATGAAAAGCCAAAGACAGCTCCGCCCAAAGCTGGCAGATTACCAGCTTTGGAAAGTGATTGCAGAGGAATCTGCAGTCAGATGTTGCACTAGCACCACCCTGGACTGGAAAACAGTCCAGACTCGAACCAAACACGAGGGGTTCTCGTTTTTGACGATAACCCTCGCGAACTTTGGAAAAGACTTCGAAAGATGTCTTGACCAAGGTTTCGTGGATCCCAGTGCTTTCCATGGTTTCCATAGGAAGCAAGGTCTCCCCCGATTTCTCGGAGGTTTCCTGGATCGTGTGTTTGATCGAGGTTCTGGTGTGCTGCTTGATGAACCCGACGTGGAAGCAATCAGGGCAGTACGTCAGCTAACGCTGATGTACTCCAAGATCTTGCTCCCGTGCAGCGATGCTCGAGAGCAGGCCGCGTATGACGGGTACATCGAGTGTGAGAAGGATGTCCGCATTGAAGATGACCGTCGGAGCCCCATTGACTTGGAGGCATTCCGCCGTGTATCTCAAATGCTCTTTGGTGATATGTTCCTCGCTATAGACCGCAAGGTCTATTTCGATTACACCATCCCAAAGCATGGACCAGGTGCGACTGCTGATAGGAGGCGTGCGAACGCCAAATATCGTCAGAACACCTGGCCCAGTCGGTTGGAGAAATGGTTCCCTATGGAACTCTATCTCCTTCCAACTCCCAGTTATTACCAGGAGTTGGCCGAAGTCGACATCCTCGAGCCTGAGGCGGAAATACCCGTTAGGATTATTTCCGTCCCTAAAACGCTCAAGACACCGAGGATAATTGGGATTGAGCCGACTGCGATGCAATATGCACAGCAGTCCCTCCTCCCCTTGATCCTCGAAGGAATCAAGGATTTCCATCTTGGTTCCTTTCTCGGGTTCGATGACCAGACGCCTAATCAGCGTCTGGCCAACGTAGGTTCCCGTTTTGGGAGCTTGGCAACACTCGATTTGAGTGAAGCCTCCGATAGGGTCTCGAACCAGCTAGTAATGAATCTAACACGCGGGAATGGCCCATTGCTTCAGGCTATTCAAGCGTGTAGATCCACGAAAGCTGATGTACCTGGCCATGGTACAATACCACTGGCCAAGTTCGCGTCTATGGGCT